ATGCTGATAATAAAGAGTATGCATTTCGTATGCAAGTTTATATGATGGCTTCAAGAGTTAAAGGCTCACTAATACTAAGTAGATTTGGCGGCTTACAAGACAGAACTATATATGAAGATAGAATATTTCAGAAAGTATTATGTGATAGAGGAGATATGGAACAGAGAGATTATGAAACATGTACTCTACTCTATAATTCTTTATCAAAACCACCTCCTGAAGTAGTTATTTATCTAAAAGTAAAACATGAAACTTCTATACAAAGGCAAAAAGATAGAGCTAGAGAGAAAGAAATAGGGATTGATGAAGGTTATATGCAACATTTAGTAATGGCATATAATACTTGGGCAAGTGAATTTACAGGGGATTTAATTACAATTCCTTGGGATAATCCTTTGCCTGTCGAAGAAGTAGCAGAACAAATAGAGAGTTATTATGATAATAGAACAAGAGAATAAAGTATTCATACACATACCAAAAACAGGCGGAACATCAATAAACTCTAGGTATCTACAAAAGTATAAAAATAAAAGTGTATTAAAACATTCTAATCATCCTTTTATACTTTATCACAATAGAGGGAATAAGATTATAACTGATTGGCACTTTACTTATGACCAAGCATACATGCAGTTTCCAGACTATAAGTATTATACTGTAATTAGACACCCTATAAGTAGATGGGTTAGTGTATACAAACATTTTCTAATGAGAAATTTTATAGTAGGTAAAGGATTATATGAGTGGACTGAAGAAGTGATGTCTACTTTGCCTAGACTGGATTTCTTTAATGGACACAACTTTGAGTATGAATACTCCTTTATGAATTTTTCTAAGTTCTTTATGCCGCAGTGGATGTATTATAGAGAACCAGAAGTAGAAGTTCATAGAATGGAAGACCAAACAATATGGGAGGCTTTAGGTTTAGAGCCTCAACATGTTAAGAAAGGAATAGATATTCCTGAATTTAATAGAAAAGTAATCTTTGAAATGATATACGATTACTACAAGAAGGATTTTGAAAGATGGCAGATGACAGAGTAAGTAGAGAAACAGCAGAACTAATACCCCTTCCACCACATACTTGGTATGTAAGAACAGTCGGATGGTTGTTAGAACAAGAAAAAGTACAAGAAAACATTATGAATGTGCCGCCTAATGAACCTCTCAGAGAGGCACTAGAAAAAGAAGGAGTCCGTTCTCCTTTTCTGTGTATGCCAAACTGGTACCCAATTGCAGGAAGTCAAAGACTAAGAGTGTTAAATGAAATACCAGAATTACACGAACAAGAAGTTAGAGTATGTAGATTTGATAAAGAGTGGTGGCTACATTATTATTTATGGGGTGATAAAGAATTTAGAGATAAAGCGGTTGCTGTTTGGTTTCAAATGGCAGAATTAGTGTGGAAGTCTATGTATTATGAAGACGACCCCAAGTTTAGAGAATATGAGAGGATAGGAGATGAACTTCCATGGAAGCACAAGAATACAAAAAATTACAAATAAATGGGGATTTTATCCTCGACATTACTGGGAGGCAGTGAATTTTATGCACATAATAAGTGAAAACGCAAATAAATATATGAAAGAGGAGTATCAGAAGATACATCAAAGAAAAGATATTGGATTTATGATTGGAGAACAAGTCATGTACTGGGTCTGGAATATTCAAGATTTAAGTTTTGAACATAAAGGAGTAGTAATACAAGACTTTGGTTGTGGTAAGGCATGGCCTTATCGAAATAGACATATACATAGGTTATGGAATGTTGAAAAAGTAGTACTACATGATTTTGCAATACCAGAATATGAAAAACGACCCGAAGTTGGAGAGTTCAATGCAATCGTATCTTGTGATGTACTAGAGCATATACCTGAAGAAGAACTAGATGCAACTTTTAAATACTGGTATGCTAATCCAGATATGAAATTTGTTTTCTGCACTATCGCAGGATACCCCGCAAGAGCTACACTCAGTGATGGTAGCAATGCTCATGTAACTATAAAACCAAAAGAGTGGTGGATAGAAAAAATCCGAAAGTATGCAAATTGTAAAACGGAAATAATTTATTCTCCTCAGATTGGCAAACAGTATAAAGCGGAGCGTATCGTTCTCGAAAATAATTCTTGACAACAATTTAAAAATTTGTTATAATATATGTAATTATGATAGCGGAAGAACTTTTAAGAGAAAAGAAAATTGATTATCGTCTTCAAGGTAAAGACGCAGTAATAGCATGCCTAAATCCAGAGCATGATGATAGTAACCCTTCTATGAGAGTAGATAAGATAACAGGTATCTTTCACTGCTTTTCTTGTGGTTACAAAGGTAATTTATTTACCTATTTTGGTGCACCTGCTTCGCCGCTAGAAGTTCGTATGCACCGCATAAAAGAAAGAATCAACAAAGTTAAAAGCGAAACTGTCGGAATCCAACTCCCAAAGGATAGACACAAATGGAAAGGTGGTGGAATCAGAAATATATCTGAGGAGACTCTCGATATCTGGGATGCGTTCACATGGAATGTACCTAAGTTTGAGAATCGTATCATCTTTCCAATTCGTGATATTCGAGGCAAGACAGTGGCTCTGATTGGTAGGAGTCTGGACGATTTTAGTCAACAGAAATATTATATTTATCCGAGTGGCGTAGAAATGCCATTCTGTCCAGCAAAAGTAAAACCAGTTCAGAATAGAGTTATATTGGTGGAGGGTATCTTTGATGCCCTTAACCTTTGGGACAAAGGTCTCAAAAATACTGTGTGTACATTTGGCACACAACAAGTGAATTGGGTCAAACTAAGTCTACTGAAACTTCAAGGAGTTCAAGGTTTAGATATTATGTTTGACGGGGATGAGGCGGGAATAAAAGCTGCTGAACAAGCAAAAGGTTTAGCAGAGAAACTAGAGTTAAGTGCTAGAGTAGTAAAACTAAGGGATAATATAGACCCAGGCAACTTAACTAGACCAGAAATAGAAAGATTAAAGGAAAAATTATATGGCTAATGTAGCAATCATAGAAAAAACAATGTCAAGTACTAATTATGATAAGTACTTTGATTTCGAGCATGACCGCTACGCGCTGTGTAGTGATAGTTCAAAACAGAAAATTTTGAAACGAGATGTTGATATCGAAATCGATATCGATGCGTACGATTGGCTGATTCTAGTAGGTTCAGAGCCTTTCAAAAACTTTACGAGAAAGACATCAATAACAGAGTACAATGGAAAAATTGTTGATGATAAGTTTTTGGCTTTGATAAACCCTGCTATGATTAAGTTCAGACCAGAAGCAAAGAAGTCGTTCGAGGAAGCCGTTGAGAGTATATCAGGATTCGTAAGCGGAGAATTAGTACAAAAAACCATAGACGAAGATAGATGTTATGGTATACAAGACAGTGAAGAACTGCATAAGTATTTACAAGACGCGCTAGACCATCCAAATGATTTTATCGGACTTGACTCCGAGACATCAGCATTATATTGTAGAGATGGCTATATGCTAGGTTTCTCTATGTCTTACAAAAGAGAACATGGCGTATATGTAGATTGTGAGTGTATAGACGATAAAGCAGAACAAATGATGCAAGAACTATTCAACAAGAAACGAGTAGTCTTTCATAATGCAAAGTTTGACTTACAATGGTTTGAGTATCATTTCAACTTTGAGTTTCCTCACTTTGAAGATACTATGCTTATGCACTATATGTTCGATGAAAATCCTGGTACTCATGGTCTGAAAACACTTGCTATCAAGCACACAGACTATGGTGACTACGAAGCAGAACTTGACACATGGATTAAAGATTATCTGAAACGCACAGGAATACTTAAAGCAAGTTTCAGTTATGACTTAGTTCCGTTCGAAGTCATGAAAAACTATGCTGCAATGGATGCCATAGTTACATTCTTATTGTTTGAAAAATTTGAACAGGCAATACTAAAGAATGAAAAACTATACTGGGTATATAGAAATCTTCTTATAGAGGGAGTAAGATTCCTCAAAGATGTAGAAGGGAACGGTGTGCCTTTCGACAGAACTCGACTAGAGTTTGGTCAAAAGCGTATGCAAGAAGATATTGATACAGCGGTAGCCGCTCTTCAGGACTTTCCTGAAGTCAAACGATTTATAGCTGACAATCAAGGCTTCAACCCTAATTCAACATTGCAGTTACGAAGTCTTCTGTTTGACTACATTAACTTAACCCCAACGGGTAAGAAAACGGGTACTGGTGCTGATAGTACTGATGCGGAAGTCCTAGGACAACTTGCAGAGGAACATGAAGTACCTAAACATATTCTTGAAATCCGACAGAAAGTGAAAATCAAGAATACATATCTTGACAAGATTATACCAAATCTTGACAGAGATGGAAGACTTCGTACAAACTTTAATCTTCATGGGACAACTTCGGGCAGGCTTTCTTCAAGTGGTAAGTTAAATATGCAACAGATTCCAAGAGATAATCCTACAGTGAAGGGTTGTATCAAGGCGAAAGCTGGAAATAAGATAGTTGCTATGGACTTAACAACAGCTGAAGTTTACTGTGCGGCTATACTTGCAAACGATAAAGGTCTAATGAAAGTATTTGCAGACGGTGGTAACTTCCATAGTACGATTGCAAAACAAGTATTCAGACTTCCTTGTGAAGTTGACCAAGTCGCAGAGTTATATGGTGACAAAAGACAACAAGCAAAAGCTGTTACTTTTGGTATCATGTACGGAGCTGGCCCAAAGAAGATTAGTGAGCAGGTAACTAAAGATAGCGGTAGTGAATTTACAATGGTAGAGGCACAACATGTTATCAAAGATTATTTTGAAGCGTTCCCTAACTTGCGAAGATGGTTGAATGATATGCAGAAGTTCATTCAAGCAAATGGTTTCATCTATTCACACTTCGGTAGGAAAAGAAGATTACCAAATGTATTTTCACAAGATAAGGGAATCGCCGCTCATGAAGTAAGGTCTGGAGTTAATGCACTTGTTCAGTCTGTATCATCAGATATTAATTTACTTGGTGGTATTGATATGCAGAAGTATATTCGTAAGACTGGCATGAAAGCAAAGATATTTGCGCTAGTGCATGACTCCATACTTGCGGAAGTACCCGAAGATGAAATAGAACATTATACTGAAAAACTAAGAGAGTTTATTCAAAAAGATAGAGGACTGTCTATTCCTGACGCACCTATTGGATGTGACTTTGATGTTGCAGACGATTACAGTTTAGGAAAGTTTGAAAAACTATATGGAATATAAGCGCGCTTGTATTGTTAATGGTTATGTTTACATTCACATTCCAAAATGTGGTGGTACAAGTATAACTGGAATCAAGAAGCATTTACCATATCACAACTGGAGTAGTTGGTATAGATATCATGGTTATAATAAATTTATAACTACAGTAAGAAATCCTTACACTCGATGGGAGAGTATATACTCCCATCTTTACAACTTGGACTTAACTCACTCTAGTTTCAACAATTTTACTGAGGATGTACTAGGTTTATTAATAGACGGAGAAAGTAGAAATATTATGAAACTAATGAATCCTCACCCAAAAGGATGGCATGGCATAGGTAAGTTTATGCACAAGCCTCAATGGTCTTGGATTGGAGAAGATGTAGAAGTTCATAAACTAGAAGAACATACAATTTGGAACGCATTAAATATAAAGCGTAGACATGAAAATGAAGGCAAGTATGCTTTCGGTAAACCCATTTGGGATAAAAACATTAGACAAGTATTTGAAAGATGGTTTTCAGAAGATTTTAAGAGATTTAACTATGAGTTTAGTAACAGTAATTAAGCATTATGACGAGTTAACAACTGATGAACTCTATAGAGTTATACAGTTGCGCATAGGCGGATTTATAGTAAGAAATAAAACTTGTTATCAAGACTTAGAAGCACACTATGACAAAAATCAATGGTATATGATGACCTATGATACAGTTTTAGGAATACAACCACAACTTATGGTGGGTGTAAATGCATTGTGTACAAATAAAGTATTTACAGGGGATGATGGTACAGAGTATCGTTACCCTGCATTTCGTAGACAAGCATGGATTGATGAATATAAAGGGGGTGCTTCTACTTATGACTTAAACAAAGGCAGAGACTTTTGTATGCAACAGTTTGGAAGTCCAAACATGATGTGCGAAATAACCTACGAGCCTGGTAGACAAGTATTCCTTGATTTTGGAATGCGAGAGATAGGAACTAATATAGACCCAGCAGGCAGAAAAAACTGGGTTTTTGTATACGAAGAATGAAAGTATTAATTTTTGGTCAGTCTGGAGCTGGCAAAACAACGCTGTGTAAAAATATTGCTAATATAATGGGTGATAGAGTTGTACACATAAATGCAGATGAAATGCGAAAAGAAGCTAACGACTGGGACTTTTCCGAAGCAGGTCGTTGGAGACAGTTTAGAAGAATGTTGAATAAAGCAAATGCAGTATCAGATGCAGGTAAAATTGCTTTAGTCGACTTTATATGTCCTTACAAATCAGCAAGAGAACAATTTGAGGCTGATATAACAATATTTATGGGCACTGTAGTCAAAGGTAAATACCAAGATACTAATGCAGTATTTGAATGGCCTGAGTGGAATGAATATGATTTTGATATACATGAGTGGGATGATGAAGACCCTGTTGATGTATGTTGGTATATAGGACAAAAGCTGTGGGAAGATGATATGCCTACAGTACAAATGCTCGGCAGGTGGCAACCGTGGCATGAAGGACATCAAGCATTATTAGACAGATGTTTAGAAAAAGCGCCACAAGTAAATATAATGATTAGAACAATGCCATGGGGAGATAATAACCCCTATAGTGTATACGAAGTAAGTAAAAATCTAAAAGAAAAGCTGGCACATCTAGCAGGTATAGTAAGAATAGATATAGTGCCAAATATTGTAAATATTACCTACGGTAGAAAAGTAGGTTACACTATAGAGCAGGAACATTTTGAAAAAGAAATTGAAGACATTAGCGCCACGAAAATACGCAATAATACAACCGATTTGGTTTGATATAGACCGTGAGTATATGTGCGAAGTTGCCAAAGGGTTGACTTGGAAGCAGTATACACATAAAAATGGGGAGAAAATAGATAATTATACATTTGCCCATTATCATGATGACCAAATACAAGGTTTTATCGATACTATGCCTTTCTTACAGCAGTGTAAGTGGCGTAGTAGTTTTGTGCGCATGACAGGAGATGAACTAGAGTGGCATACTGATAAGAATAATAAGTGTGCTATCATATGGGGATTATCAGGTTGGAAAGATGCGATGACAATATTTAATACCAGAAAAAGTGGAGACCGATATGACCATCGTAGAAAGTGGGTGTATAAAGACGCAATAGTGGACACACAAGTAGAACATAAAGTTAGACTTGGAGAAAAAAATAAGATGATATATAAAATATCAATTATAGATAAAGATTTTCAATGGGTATGTAGAGCTTGGGCAAAGCATTATGGGGGATTTAGATTTGATTAAGTTTCCTATATACATACTTTCAGAAGAACCTGAAGAAATAGATGGACTGGTTATAATAGGTGACCAAGTAGTTGATGATAAAAATATGTCTGGAGAAACACTAGGTATGCGAAGACTACAAACACCTATGAAAAGTATATACCCACTACGATATCAAGTAGATGATGAAGTGGGCATGATGAAACATAGAGGAAAACATTTCATAGATACTAATGGAATATATTGGTATAATGAAAAGACGGAAACAGCAACTCTTAAATATCATAAAATAAGAAAAGTGGAAAAGAAAGAAGTAGCCACAGTAATATGGCTAAAAAATGTTCCTTTTCCATTTATCGAAGCTAGACCTCCTGACAGTAGTAATACATGGGCAGGAGTTCTATATAAAAAAGGAATACCGTGGAAAATTTGGGAATACTGTGAGGAGCAGAAAAAAGACACATGGAGGAAAATTTAGTAATATTCTACAAGGCAATCACTTGGAGAATATTAGCAACACTAATAACATTTTTAATCGCTTGGGCAATACTTGGCAAAATCGAGTATGCGGCAGGCATAGCCTGGCTTGATATGTTAATCAAGCTAGTAGCGTATATGGGGCATGAAAAATTATGGTTATCGATATCGAGAAACTCAAAAGTAAATTAGAAAAGAATATAGTATTAATTACATTTGAAAGTTTAAAATCTAGGAAAGTATATGATAGAGAATATACTTTGTCAGATAAGCACTGTGATATACCAATTCACATTAAGAAACAAAGTGGCGACAAACTAATCTGCTATGATGTAGAGTTTAAAAAGTGGGAAGATTTAGAAGTAGATACAATTAGGGATTTTAAAGTAGTAGAATGAA